TTCCATCCGATAACATCCAATATATTTTTAATTGGCTGTAAAAATGATTTATCAAATTGTAAGTCATAATCTATAAATCTCTCCAAGTCAAACTCACTCGGCAAGACGGTTGCAATAGCAATCACATTCTCACCGAGTATGTTTGGCTCTTTCAGATATGCAAACTTAATCTTTTCACCATCCTTAATCAACTCATACTTCTTTGTAAGTTTCCTAGTATTGAGTTGATGATTATACAACAAAGTACCCCTAACGTGTATCGGTGTTGCCTTGATGTAAATATCTTTTGAAGATTTATATTTACTAAGACCCTTAACACTTCTAGGAAAAGCTATTTCATTAAATGTTAAAGTTTTAAATACTTTACGATAATCCTCAATAGATTTAATAACGGTCTGCTCATCTGTATTGATAATTGTCTTTATCAACGATTGAATGTTCTCCCTACACCATTGTGGAGTAGAACTTCTGACACTCTCAATACCCATTATCTTTAATTTAGGTTCTTTGTATCTTACACCCTCAGAATCATATACATTTAAAATGTATCGTTTCTTAGCTGTCCAGATACCTTTGTCAGCTATCGACTCTCTTTTCATCACCATCTTTTGCTCGTATGAATTTACATACGAATGAAGAATTTGATAACACTTACTGATATATGGTTCAATTTTATCTTTACACATTTTATCCAAGAAGGAAATAATCTTTTCAGTCTCAGCTCCCTCTCCCCACACTTCATTAACCAATTTATCAAAAGTGATGTATATGCTGTCCGTATCCGATGCGATAACATAATCCGTATCCCCCGTTTTGAGTAAATCGTTGATGAATCTATTTATATGTTTCTCAATCCATCTAATTGATAACTGACCCGACATAGTAACAGCTTCTGCCTGTTCTGGTGAATAATACAGAAAATATTGGTTTGCCAATGCACCATAAGCACTATTCAAGAGTATCTTTTTAGCCATTTGAGCATTATTATACTTTGATATGTTATTTACAACTTCCTGTTTATTTTTGTAATTTCCGTCCTCTAATCTCTGCTCCTCTATAAGCATTTTCTTTTTATATGTAACCCTGTCATCATACATCGTCTTCATTAACTTAGGTAAAAACCCTTGATGTCTTGTAGAAAAATGTTGACCGTTTGGAGTCATTGTCATCTGTTTTTCTTTTAAATATTCAGTATCATATTTTTCTTCTAATAACCCATCAACACCATCATTATATTTTATTTTTAAAACCTCATCATGGGAAATCATTTCTGGACTGATATTGTATTGCTGGATCAAATGTGGATACAGAGAATTCAAATCAAAACTAACAACCCATTTATGCATACCAAGATGAGGCTCTTTTACAAAGCCTCCCTCAATACTTTTAGAATCACCACCACTTCTTTTATTAGGAGTAGCAATTTTCTGTTCTTTCAAGAAATTGTAAATAATAGATTCCCAAGTTTTTACAGGTGAAAACACATCCTCAAAATTAATTTGTGATTCATAAGCTATAGTTATTATAAGATCAAACAATTTCATCTTATCATCAAGTTTCTTTACAATCTCAACGTCCTTAATGTTATACTCAATGAACTTCTGATAGTCTGTTTTATATAGATTATAACCGATGACACTATCATCTGTTACCTTACCCATACCAAGCTCAACCTGACCTATATAATCAAGACGATACGACTCTCTGTTTTTGTAAGTATACTTTTTATATAAATCTATGTAATCTAAAACAGATATTCCAATAATACCATAATACTGATTTTCTCTACCAGCAATCACTACATTCTTTTCAAAAACTTTATTGATAGGTGAAAGTAATTTTTGATTTAACCCTAAAAACATAAGACGGTTTACAATATAGGGTATATCAAAAAACTTACAGTTCCAGCCAGATACAATATGTGGGGGATTGTCCTTCCACCAATCTAAAAACAAATGCATCATTTCTTCTTCGTTATCACAAAGAAAATATTTAATTGTCTTATCGGGATCGTGTGGCTTATATTCACCTAGACCAAAAACATAATAAACATCTGTAATACTGTTATGTATTGTCAATGAAGTAATAGGTGAACTAGCTGAACGAATATCTGGAAACCCTTCTTCGGATGCAACCTCAATATCAATTATGTAAATAAGTAGTTTAGACCTATCCCATTGTATATCAGGATAAGTTTCAGATATGTATTGAGAAACATAACTCTTTGTGCCATGAAAGGCAAAATTGGTTACGTCATCATATTGCTCAACAAACTCTTTACAATCGTTTATGGATGGAAACTTTAAACTTGCTAGAGGTTTATTGTCAAGGGTTCTGAATGTAGCTTTTTCTTTTGGACATGGAACATAGAGTGTAGGTTCAAAGGGTACATATTCTGAATACTCTTCACCTTTACTATCTATATCACGCACATAGATTTTATTTTGGAATTGACCAACATAAGTATAGAATTTCATAGTATATATATTATAACAAAAAGGGGTTCACAATACAAGGAAAAACTTTACGACAATAGACCCCCAGCGTCATCAGGTACTACAATACCTGAGCCATATATACGGCTATACTCATTGCTAATTGTTGTAGCTGCTGTAGCTACAATCTGAATATGGTCTGGTTTTAATTTATAGTCCTTATCTTCAGAATATGGAAGCCATGGTTGGAAGGCTATTTTTTCTTTGCTCACAGGAATCATAACAACAGGATTTGTTATTACACTTGTTTCTTCATCAAACTCACCGAATAATTCTTCACCGCTTGTCAGCTTCACAATCTTTACAATCATTATCTTTCTCCTTTTTCAATTTTGGTTCTAACTTTTCATCAGATAAACCAGTATCATTACCTAGTTTTTCTTCAATTCTTCTATCTGCCATATTACCTAAAGCACCACCTACAGCACCAGCCACACTTTGTACAACAAGATCACTAATTGTTGAACAACCAAGTTGTGTCAATAGTATTAATATTAAAGTGATTTTCATAAAGCAAAATCGTCATCCATCTCAAATGTTTTGTCTTTTGGTTCTTTAGATGTTCTAATACCAACATTACCAATCGTATATTTAGCTTGTAAATCCCATTCAGATTTTTCACTAAATGGTAGTATTTTCATTTGACGAATAGAGGTAGTTGGTTGTGCTTTTTCGGGTACAACAATCTCAACTAAATCCCATTCATGTAAAAGATTTACAACGGTGTTTCTACGTTCAATATCATTCTCGGAAATATTGGTAGGCTTTCCATCAAGAGCAAACAACTCTTTAAAATGCACAATATAATATTTACCTTGTTTGTGAAGTATATGGCAAGATTGAAATAACTTCTTTTCTCTGCGTGATGCTATTCCAATGCGTGTGAGTGTTTCTTTGACTTTTAGAAAATCATCATCTTCCTTCAATCGAACTTCTATCATATCTTCGATTGACCATTTAACATTTTCATTCATTGTTCTGTTCCTTTCAATTCAATTCCGCTGTATTAATAGATTCCATTATATAGTCATATTTAACTATATGTATTATATAGTTATTTATAAAATTAAGAAACTCCACCTTTGTACAGTTTCTTTTTGATGGTTTCTAGGTCTTTGTCAGACAAAACTGACAAAGCACTAAGGGCTTTCGGAGTACTATAATTGAAGTACTCTTTAACCATCTCCAAATGCTCATATTTCTTTGATTTAGCCCAATACTTCTTTGACCTTCTTTTCTTATCAATAGAGTGATGCATATAATCATAATGAAGTTTATCATCTAAATCAGGTCTAAAATTCATCTTATTAGCAGAGTCTAAAATATCATAATGATATGATAGAGTTCTGTTGATAAGGAACTTTGTATATGATTTCATTTCTGAAGCATCATCATATCTTTCTTTACTAGTCAAATCATGTGCTAAGTCAAACGGTGATACCTTTTTTTCTTTAACCTCTTCTACTTCCTCAACTACAATCTCATTACCAAATAGGTCTTTACTCATTCATCATCCTCATCATCAGGCGGGTAATCTAAACGCCACTTACCCTTTTTAGTTATTAATGTTTTATCATATGGATTCCAATCAACATTACGCAAATTACCAAGTGGATTCCGTTTCACTTTTTTAATTTTCCTTCTTGTCTCCATTGGGTCTTCCATGTCTTCTGGGCCCGCAAGGTGATCTGGTCTTTCCATACCAAAATCACGACCATACCTTCTTTGCCAATCAATCTCATCTTGCATATCGCGTCTGAGTCTTCTCTTTTCACTTTCCATATCATCAAGAAATGTTTCTTTATACTTATTCATACGTTTTTTAAATTCTTCAACTCGGCGATTCTTTTCCTCTTGTTCTTCATCGGTGAGCTCTTGAGAATTTTGTTTACGTTTTTCCATAATCATTTCTTTTTTATCTGGTGGCAAACCTTCCCACTTTTTCATTAGATTCATATTTAGATTATGAAAAATACGATTGTATAAATCTTCATTTTCTAAAGCTGAAACTAATGCAAGTACAAGTGAAAATGTCTTACTTAAATCTTCAACATCACCCATATATCCTTCATCTGAGCTCTCAAGATCATGGCTAACCATTTCAATCGTTCCATCAGCACGCACAACTAAAGCACTATCATCAAGTCCAAGCTTAATAAATAGATTGCCATCTTTATCGTATTGTGGTTCATTTGGTTGTTCGTTCTCTTGATCTTCTTTCATACCTTTCCCCCCTTTACATAATGTATTTATAAATCTCATCACTTGTATTAGAAATTTACTCATATAAAGCTAGCTAATGACGAATCTGTAACCTTAACTATAGGCGGTTTTTCTTCTTTTAAAAATCTAGCATTTAATTCACCTTCCCAATCCTTATTTATATTGTTAAAAACATCATCCAGAAATAATAAATTATCATATATTTTTTTCTGAAAAAACTCTTTAAAAATTTCTTTCATACCACACTTCAATACCCTTGTAACATTTTCAAGGTATTCCAGTTGTAAATACAGATTATGAAAAGCCATAGTCATATTAAAACATTTAAATCTGATTGTCTCTTCACCTTGTTTATTTTTTTTGTAGTGATTAAACAAACCATGTACATCCGTCAAATCTGTACATATAGGACAATTACAAGGCATTCTAAAATCCTTTGATAATTTGGTATAGTCAATTGTGTTTGGCCAAGACATGGAGGCCATACCAGTACCAACGATATACCGAGCCTCAGTAAAGTATCCACCAAAAACACAAGTTCTATTCCATGCGGTAGAATCGTATGTGAGCTGTACATCAATACCATGCTCATTTAACAACATTTGCATATACTGAAAATATATCATACTCTCATTTGATGTTACACCAAATATATGAAAATATTCACACTCTGGCCTATCAAACTCACCATTCTTATGCAAGAATAATATAGCTGTAAGTATTCGTCCAAGATTCCCCCTAGTACCACCATATGCCCAACCCTCAAATTTATACGGTGAAACAGCATCATACCACCTTTTAATTTGTGGTATAGTTTGACCTTGAATAACATTTAAGACTTTTGCATCAGAACGTGTTCTATTTTCTGAATAATATTTTGCAGATACAACCGTTAAATCTAAACATTCCTCATATGAATTATAAGGTGATACAGGTTTTCCATCCCTCATCATTCCTAAAGTAAATGTGGGTCTATCCAATATTGGAAATACATCACCATTCTTCTCAGACCATTCAAGAGCTACTTTATCAGTATAGATTTGATGATTTACTGTCGAATGTGCTAACTGATATCCACCACTATCAACAAACACCATTGCATCTTCTGCTTGAAGTTTTTTTCTATAATCAGCATTTTTATACTGAGCTCCAGCAGAGATCAACATATAGTTATTCTTAAAATAAGAGTCACTATCTTTATTATAGATTCTTAATGATTTCTTTTCATTATAATCTGGTTGGTATTCTTCCCTGATAGTTGCGTCATCCTTTTCTAACATACTCATCAAGGTATCACTATAAGCTGGTATATATATTGCGTCTTTCATATAACTCCTTTACTTGTTAAGGCTTCACACCAATCATAATCTTCTTTTCCTCTATAATTCTTTTCAAGTACAGAAGGAATTAACTTTTCAAGCCATGGAGCTTGCCATGGATTGTTTGCATAATAATCTTCTGGAATACTTATATTGTTATTATGAAGTGAAATCCATTTACGAAAACAAGGCTTACACCATCCACACGTTTGTTCTGTTTGTGAAGAGTATTCAAGCTGTTCGTAAAAAGAAAGTTCTTGTGGTTCATAACAACTATAAGATTCTAACAAAGCTTCTTCACTTCCACCTTTTTCCAGATACTCTTTAACAATCTCCGTCTTTGTTTTATCCTTATATGGTGAACTAACTGTAAAAATACGTTCCTCAGTCCAATGCTGTTCTTTCCACATATGATTTAACAAGTCTGTCATTTTATCATAGAAAATTGGGTCTTTATCAAATGACCTATCTCCTTGAACACTTCCAAGTATTAGATTTTCACCATACATAGAAGCCAACAACATCAAGTGTGCATTACGATTTGGAACGATTGCATCATCACGTTCAAACTTACTTAAATTTAAAACATCAGGTAAAAGAACTAGTTTATTACTATCTATATATCCTTTGTTCCCAAGTACAATCAACTTTTTTGTTTCAACACTTTCATACTTACTACCAGTTGGAATATACAATAATACATCAGGCTTCATTAAATAGTCAAACATCAAACTATCCATACCACCAGAAAATAATAAAACAGATTTACCAGTAGCTTCTTGTTTACCACTAGTTATCATATTTACCATTATCTCATACCTTTCATATTATTCTTTTTTATCCAAAGGTCATAATTTTTAGAACATTCAGAATCAAAAACATATCTTTTTTGACAAACTTTTTTCCCATTTTTCCAAACTTCCATATCAAGACCATATTCAGTAAACGTAAAAAATGGGCCATCCCAAATAAGAGTACCATTTTTCTTTTTAATAAAACTTTCTATAAAAGGTTCTCTTTCTTCAAAAGCTTGCCCATCACCTTCTTTTCCCCTATCATAACCAGTTCGGAATACACGTTTTTCAACTTCTTCATGGTATTCAAAATCAAACGGAAATTGGAAGTGTTTACTTTCTAGTTTAGTTTTCATCCATTCATCCCTTTCATATTACTTAACAAAGAAAAGAACTCAGCCTTGGTTGCTGGTTCATCACGAAAAATACCACGAACAACAGATGTTACCATATCGCTTTCGTGTTCTTTGACACCTCTAGCCGTCATACAAAAATGTTCTGCTTTAACGATAACAGCTACACCCTTTGCTTCAGTTTCTTCTTGAATCATATCTGCTATTTGTTCTGTCATTTCTTCTTGGATTTGTGGTCTGGATGCAACCCAATCAACCATACGATTAAACTTGGATAATCCAATAACCTTCTGGCCAGGAAAGATTCCAACATATGCTTTTCCAGCAATAGCTTGAAAATGATGAGCACAAGTTGAATTAATTGTTATAGGGCCAGACATATAAATCTGGTCATATTGTTTTGCATTAGGAAATGCTGTAACACATGGCGGGGGATAATATCTGCCACGGAAGATTTCATTGACAAACATTTTTGCTACACGTTTAGCTGTGTCCTGTGTATTGTGGTCATTCTTTGTATCTATAACTAAAGCATCCAATACACCTTGAAATGCCTCTTTAACTTCTTCTATCAGTTCTTCTCTATCATCGTCATTGATAACATCATAGATTGTATCATTAGCTAGATAACCATTATCTAGTGCAGCTTTAATCTTTTCAGATATTTTCATTATATAAACTCCTCTCAATTAACCTACATAAATTGCACTATTAGCTCCATGTTCAAATACTTCTACACTTTTTAGTTTTACTCTCCCTTCTGTTTCCCTCATTACAGTTGGTTGAACATATTTATAAACATGCTCTGAAAACTTTTCACAACCAACACCATGTATAACTTTAAGGTTAGCTAACTTCCTATCAGACATCTCTTTGAATATACCCAACTGAGGGTCATCACTTGAAATAACTAATGTATGGTCAAAAGTTTCTTCAAGATATTCTTTGATCCATTTACAGTTACCAAAATCATAAACCCAATTTCTTTCATCTAAAACATCTGCTTCAAATACAAAACGAAAACCTAAACTATAACCATGTATCAAACTACAATGGCTATGGTCTGCTCTCCATTGACGAAAACAACAACTCAAACCTCTATCATTACCATAAGTCTTTGTGCTTTGATATTTCATAATCTCTCCCACGGAAAAACAATCCATCTATAAAGCTGTTTGTGTAAATAATATACCTTATCATCATTATCGTTTCCAAACAATGCCACACAATGATAATCTGGATTCTTTGTAAATTCTGGTAATTCTTTTATAGCTCTAAAAGTCTTACCTGTATCATAGATATCATCTACAACAATCAATCTAGGAAAAAATTGTTTACACTTTTCTGGTCTAATACTAACATCATCTGTAAGGTTTAACAACCATTCTGCTTTTTTATCATTACCGTCCATATGTTGAAATTTAATAATACTCATTGGACATTTTAGTAAATTACTCAAATGAACTGCAATAGGTAACGAGCCACGATGAACACCTACAATATGTGGATTCGGGATATCCTTATGTCTTCTGACTATCTCTTCTATATCTTTACAATATTCATCGTAATAATAGTTGTGTTCTTTCATAATAAATTCTTATGTGTAAGGTTAATCATCTTAGCTAAAACAGTAAGCTGTTGTGATAACATCAATACTTCTGGATTTTTAGTATTTTCTTGCATCAGTAAATCTTTTGAAATCATACTACTCAACAATTGTGAAATTTGATTTCTTTCACCAATCCAACCTTCAAATACTGGTTCAGCCTCAAAAAATCTCTGGCCCCCGATTGCCTTTGCTTCGTCATGGTACTTTACGAATGATTCAAGACATTTTCGGATAAGAGCTGACTTAGATATTTTTAATTCTGGTGCAATCCTAGTCAATGCATTATTTGTTTGATGAGCCATTGTTGCATGACCTATCCTATGTTTTTTTCCACTTTCATCGACATATTCATCAATAAAAAAATCATAATCCTGTGTCTTATCGACTTTTGATATGCCTCTTTTTCCTCTTTTACCTGTTTTAGTACTTGCTTCACTTGCCATTATGTACCCCATTCATTTCCAAATAGATTTATATGTAGTCTAGGACTATACTTATAACCATGTTTTAATGCTAGTTGTGCTACTTCATATTCTGTTAATTTCATACCATCACTTGTACCACCTTCAGGCATTAGATATACTGCATCTATATTAACTCTTGCGTTATCATATTCTTTTAATGCTTGTTCTACTTCTATTATATCATATGAATCTCTAACAACAAACTTCAAATACAAATATGAATAAGGCCATGCATTATATGATGCCAATGCTTCTGGTCTAATTGCATCACTAAAACTTTCACCACTATTGGAAAGCTTAGGTGATACAGACCATGTAATTCCACAATTTTTACCTATACCAAAACTTTGCATATACTCTGGTGAAATTTCTGGTGTAAAAATTTGTGTACCATTAGTTTCAAATGTAACGTGTATTGTTTTTAATTTTGGACTTGTAATTAATTCTCTTATTGCTGGTTGAAAACCTTTAAGCAATGGTTCACCACCAGTAATGACCAAGTGAGCTCCATCATCTTGAAGAAAGGAAGCTGATAGATCACCTTTCATTCTTTCTTTTTCACCATACCAGTTTGTAAGCTCATCCATCTTTTTAATGATGGTATCAATATCATCATTCTCAGCTAGATGACCCCACTTCTTTCCCCAACTGAATGAACTATCACACCCAACATGAGGAACTGGTAAATCTTTAATTGTTTTTACTTTAGGATGATTTTGGTTGTGAGGCATCTGAGCTTCGGGTAGCCATTTAGATTTATCTCTATCCTGACCAAAGCCCCGACATTCAAAATTACAACCAAACAAACGGAGAAAGAGAGAAGGCACTCCAACGTACCTTCCCTCTCCCTGTATGGAGTAAAACATTTCGCTGTATCTTAATTTATTCATAATATTATTATACCAAAAAAATATTTATAATACAAGGAACAACTTACACAAATTCACATTGCATCATTAATTCAGTTAAACAAGCTACCATATTGATTTCTTGATCTGCTACAAAAGCAGACTTGTAAGAGTAATCAGCCACAATCAATACAGCATCTGGAACACTCTGTTTTTTGATATTTGAAAACATAGAGTCATATACTTGACGGTATAGACCCACATGGTCATTATCAATATTCTGAGCAACCCATTTTCTCATCTCACTAAAATCTTTTTCTTTTAGAAACCCAACCAAATGATTAAAGTTTTCATTTGAAGATGCCTCTAAAATACTTGCATCTATATTACCATCCACAACATTATTTTGTAGTTCATTCAAGACCCTACGAAAATCTGGAAAATATCTTACAACCAACTTAGCTACAACGTCTGGTTTGTATTTAACATTTTCACTATCCAAAAGTTTCATTGCAATCTCTGAAAACTTTTGAGCTAGTTCTGGTTTATCCTCTCTTTGAATTTTAAAATCAATAACAGAACATCTTGAATGTAAAGCTGGAATAATTTTATTTTTATAATTACAAGTAAAAAAGAAACGACAATTATTTGAAAACTCTTCTATCAAACCACGCATTGCTGGTTGGACAGATTCCCTATTCATATAATCTGCTTCATCAATAATTATAATCTTCTTGCCACCAGAAAAACTTACAGTTGAAGCATAATTGGTGATAGTAGTACGCAGAGTGTCTATCATTCTGCCTTCATTACTACCATTAATCATCAACCAATCACAACCAAGCTGGTTACACAACGCTTTCGCAACTGTAGTTTTTCCGATGCCAGCAGTTCCAGTTAATAAGAGATTAGGTATTTTACCAGTTTGTACAATGTTTTGTAAAACATTTTTTATCTCAACAGGTAAAACACAATCATCTATACTGGATGGTCTAAACTTTTCTACCCATAACAAATTATTCTCCATAATCACTATTAGCTTCCATTGCTATCCAATATTCAATGTTAGAGTTTTTATTTTTAAAATGAGAAATACCATTTGATACCGTAACATCATAGTCGCCAGGAATAATTTTCAAATTCTCCCTCTTGAAAACAACATCAAATTTATTTGTAACACCTTCACCAACCTTAACAGAATAATCATTTGAAGTATCATTATTCTTATTAGTAGTATATAGATACATACTATTAGATTTTGTACAACCCTTCAAACAAACATCAGCCAACTTGAGAATGTTTGCTTTCTTCATAATGTTTTCAAAATCATCTTCTTTCAATTCAAACTTGATATTACTTTCAGGCATATCAATATCTTTATCAGGCGGTGTTACAACCAAAGAAGGTTCTGCATAAAAGTATTTACCCTTACCACGTTCCTCGGACATCACCATACAATCATCTTTGAATTCAAAGTCAGGCTCCGACAT